TTCATTCTCTATTTCATAATAGACACTGCCATTTTTTCGCTGTTTCATAGATACTAAGGAATTTTTAATCAGCTCTAACTGTTTGATTTGCTTATTCCCGCTTCGTATGATTTCAGCAAAACTATTGCCATTAAGTAGCATGTTCACCATAAGCGCAAATTTGAAGTGCCAACCGTTCATTTTGTCGTTCGGTTTTGTGTTTAATAGCTCTGTTATCCGTCCATCATTTAATACTTGATTATCTCTTGTAATCTGTAATGGACTTGAAGCAATATCACTGCCTAGAATCCTCACACCCGTAAACACATCGCTGTTTTTAATGGCTTTGATCCCTGTGTAAGAAATATTGGCATTGTCTGAAGTCATGCTTACAACATGATCTAAAAAAGGCTCTGTATTGTCCTCTCGTTTCTCTCTTGATTGAAATAGTGCCACGTATGTTTAAACCTCCCTTCTTTGAACATTGGCTCAAAATTGAGCTTATTCTATCCTGTATTAAGCAAACCACTTACTAATAGGCAACACACGCCCAGCGCTAACAGTCCATAATATGGATTTGTCAGAAAAGTAATAGCTATCGTGATAAACACTAAACCTAATAAAAATAGAATGGTGTGAATATGGTTAGAAAGAAAACGCTTCACTTGCGTAAAATTCATTATCAGCCTTCTCTCCTTCCTTTTCTGTGAAATGATTCATAGCGAACACATAAGCGTTTATCAAGGCTACAATGGGATCAATCTTATTGGAGTTCTTAGACTTATTAATCTGAATCCCGTTATTATCTTCTTTAGTAATCGCATTATTAACCGCATGTGTAAGAATCGTATTTTGATTATGCACAATGTTTTTTTCAAAGATTTGTTCTCTGAAAGTTCGTGTTGGTACGTTCAAGGTTAATGTTCCTTGTCGCACTTCTACCATAGGATAATTAGCTTTTTCAGCCATGGAGATTAAACTATTGGCATTATATGGATCGTACATGATCCCTACACATTTCAGATCATTCTCTTGTATGAGGTCTTGGATAAACTCAAATACTTGTTCATAGTCCACGATTCCACTTTCTAATTGAGTAATGGAACATTCTCCAGCTCGTTCTAATTCTCTATATGGTAGACCATCACGCATTTCTTTATCTCTCAAACCATATTTCGTAGCTACAAAAGAATGAGAATCAGCGTAAAGCCGTCCATCATCTAAAGGGATCAACCATGATACAGACGTGAGATCATCGGTTTTACTTAAATCAATCCCAAAGTATACTTCTTTACCGTGAATATCTTCAGGCTCTACTTCTACCGCTTTCCAGTCTTCTCCACTGATTAAGCTGTCCTCTGAAGCTTGTCGCCACATATTAAAGTTTTTTACCAGGACTGAATTTAAATTATTCTGTTTGGTTGCAAGTTCAACATCTTCAGCTAAATCATCAATCATGGTCTTTTTAAATGTGTCACTTTCAAATATCGGATTAGCTTTAATCCAGTTATCTTGATCGTGAATTTCTTCCTCATTATCCAGTTCCCAAATGGCTATAAAATAACGGTCAGCTTCTTCTTCGCCTTTAAGAATTCGATCCAATAATAAGTATTCCTCATACATAGGAACGTTTAAATCAAGTCCACTTGTTGAAATAATACATAATAAGGCGTTGCCTTGCTGTACTTGTCCTTGTTTAATCACATTGTATGTTTTCCGTGTCTTCGATTCGTGCCACTCGTCAAGTATAGCTGTTGTTGGGGCATAGCCATCTAATGTACTTGTTTCACTTGCTAGCGGTAACGCTATGGAGTTTGAAGGCAAATGTTCGATCTTTGATTCATTAATTTTCAACTGTTGTCTTAAATACTTGCTTTTCTTGGCTACTGCACGTAATGAATTTTTCATCATCGTATAGCCTAGTTTTGCTTGTTTTAAGGCGTTTGACACAAATAAGACTTGTCGCCCTTGTGCTGGTTCATTCTCTATGAGAAGCGCTAGAGTTGCCATTCCTGAAGCTAAATACGTCTTCCCGTTCTTTCGTGCCATGGATATAAATGCACGACTGAAACGCCTGGAATCATCTTCTTTTAAACGCCACCCGTATAAACTGGCAATAATAAACTTTTGAAAGCCTAACATGTTGATTTGAGTACCGTCTGTACTTGGTAACAGTTCCATAAACTGAATAGCTTTATCAGCAAACTCTTGATTAAAGTAATAAGGATAATCATCATTTTTAGACTTCTCTAAATCGTTTTGATGTCTTTGACACGCTAGAATAATTTTCTGATTCGCTTTTATGTCACCATTTAACACATCGTCAATGTACTTCATCATGATTCCATCAACTCTTTAAATGGATCACTATTTTCTTGTTTCTTGGCTTTGTTCAGTGCTAGTTTAGACCGTGCTTCTAATGTCATACCTAGAGCATTCGCTGAAGCTTTGAGGTCATTCATCGCTTTAGATTGCACGTTTACTGCTGGATTAGCTTTCTTTACGCCACTAGATTCACTAGTTATAAATGTGCCTGTTTTACGGATCTCATTTTCAGCTGTTTTCATTCTCGAGTACGCCAAACAATAGGACACCAACAAGCCATAATCAGTTTCAGATAAAGGAAAATCCTTCTTCATGACTGGGATAAGTCTTTCCCATTCTGTTTTAGCACCTTGAGGCAACCATTCAGGCGCTTCAGTAGATAACTGCTCATAGTTAAACAATTCTCCTTTAGCGTCCTCTCGTTGTGCTTTTTCTTCATTGGATAAGTGTGATTTCACATCTTCCAACAATTTAACTTTTCGTGGCATTGTGTGCCTCCTTTCGTATGATATACTTCCCTATGAGGGAGGTGTCTTTTAATGAAAAATACTGATTTTTATCATGTTATAGAGTTTGATGATGATAGCGCTAATCAACGGGCTAATGAACTAATTAAAAAAGATTGGGTATTGCTTCACGTTGGAACAAAAACAATTGATGTAGAAAACAATCAAGCGTATTACAACACTACATATGTACTTGGTGGAACCAAAGAACAATATGAAGAATACGAAAATAAAAAGTTTGGTATTAATGATTTAACGTAAAACGATAAAAAAGAGGACGCACCGACAGTATTTAAACTGGAAGTACGTCCTCGCTTTTTGCGTTTAGGCGTTTAACATATTTTTTCACTTTTTTTAGTATCTATCATCGCAACTTTTCCATTACGGACGGTAATTTCAATATTCCCATAATCGGGGATTTTGACCTCTTTTGTTCGCCCGTCTGAAAAGGTTATTTCTACTTTATCTTTCATATCTCTCCTACTTCCTATTATATCATTTATGATTACAAATGTAAACATATATTCATTGTATATAACAACTACTTTGTTTTTAAAAAGGCTTTTCGTGTGAAAACGACCCCGCCATCGGTACCCAAGCCAAAATATTAGGCGGGGATATTTTTTTGAAAATTATTTTTTCTGTTTTCTTTTTTCTCTTTCCTCTTTGGATTTGATCCAATGACAACTATGGCATAAACTCATAATATTGCTATCATCATATCGTTTAGACCAATCATCACGAATCTCTATAATGTGATCTGCAACATCTGCCTTCTTAATTATCCCTTGTTCTAAACACATCTCACACAATGGCTGTTTGATCCGCTGTAATTCGGATAGCCTTCTCCAGTGTCTAGTTTTATAAAACGCATGATACTTCCCGTATTTCTTACGCTTATACTCAAATGAATCTGTTTGTTGGGGTTTCTTCATCGCTTCATGTTTCTCACAATATTTAGTTGTATAATCAACCAACTTATTACAACCAGCATGATTACATTGCTTTTGTGGTTTCATTACAAATCATGATCCAATTCCAATGTGAAAATACGAGAATCATTATCAATAATGAGTTGCTCCTGTTCAAACGTTGCACTTTCTAAATACCTTATTCGTTCTTCCATTTCATCAAGTCGTTGTTCCATATTCGTTAATTGTTCTTCAAATTCATTCATCGCTACACCTCCTTATATATTCTATCTAACGAACTATCTATATCTTTTAATCTTCTATCAAGCATTTCTATCTTCACAATTTCTGTTGCCATTTTATACGCTTCGGTTTTATTTGACAGATTATAAGTTGTCATTAGTTCTTTATATACTTCACCAATTCGATCTATCATGTTATCCACTCCTTTACCTTTAACACAATTGTATACTTAGGGAATCTACTAGGTTCCCTGGGAATCTTCTATAAAAAGAAGGTTCCCTAATTTAATACTGCCATTGCAACATTTTGAACACTTAGGGAATAAAGGAATCTTCTTTTGCCAAATCATTTATATATTATACACACTTATACTTTTTTTGTTTTTCTATGAATATAGAAAAGAAGGTTCCTAAGTTCCCTAGACAATATAAATGGCTCTGTGTCAATCCTAATCTAGGGAATCTACTAGGGAATCTTCTGTTTTAAAAGGTTCCCCAGCTTCTAAAAGGTTCCCTAACTTGCCATCAATTCTTTCCGTCTTTCTTCTAAGTCAATAATTTTATTTCTGGTTTCATCAATATCCATTGATTTATAATTAGAATGTGTAGTTTCTAAGCGATTTAATTCCGTTTTTAGGTTAGCTAATACTTTATCAATTTCTTGCACGTCAATTTGTTTCTCGTTCGCTGGGTTCACATAACAAGGTTTTCTATCCCCACGATATTTATTTATATCAATATCATTAAAGTGAAGCATTCTTCTATCATTAATGAACGAATCTGTTTCAACAAAATAATAACTTATTGCTAAAGTTGAGCTTGAAACTTTCCAATTTTCAGACTCATCAATAAATTTAGTAAATCTTCGGGAGAATTGTCTTTCTGAAAGGTTGGTAGTTCTCCCAACTTCTTCACACCATTTTATAAACAATTCATAAACAAACCGTTTTTTTACTCGTCCACTATCTAATTCATCAAAAATAGAATAAAAGAAGTCAGCCACTGGATCATTTTGTAATTCAAATTCATGAAGCAATTCTTTAGTAACTCCTGGCTGTGTGAATAGAGTGAAATCTTCCATTTGTACAGACTGATATAAAATCCAACTTAATATTTCAGGATCGTACGCATATTCACTTTTAACTTTCGTATTTCCTTTTTTTCTATCAAATTTAGTCATGAACGGTACAAATAACATTCTTCTCTTAAAAGCTGATGTTATATCTGAAGTTTTTAAATACCCGTTTGAAGATTGAATAATCAAAGGTGTACCTTGAAATGTATATTTTTTTGTACCTTTTGGATTAATAGTTACTGGGTCACCAGTTGCAATAGATTTCAAAAACTTTGGTTCTGCTAAGAATGACTTTTCATCATTATCGTCCCCTATAATTACTTGAGCTTCTTCAATCCCCTCCAATTGGTGAGCTTTTCCAAATTCAGCCATGGTCAATGTTGCAATATTTTTAATACCAACTAACGACTGAATGAATTGCTGAAAAGTTCCTTTACCCGTTCTGCCTATACCGTCATCAATCAAAAGAACAAACTGTTCTCTGTTTTTGATTTGTAAGCTTGCTCTCAATACTTGCCACAATAAAAACTCAACTTCTTTATCATGTCCAGCCCATTCAGCGACTGCATCGCTAAATTTCCAGCCATCAATTTCAGGCTCGTTATCAAATTCTTTGTAATTCACATCTGCTTTAGCTGTAAATACTAATGAAGGCTTATAAGGTAAAAGCTTTTTCTCCTTCCAGTCCATAATCCCATTACCTATACATGAGAATCGCCCACCATTGTATTTTTCAACTACATCAATATATTTTTTAATATGGAAAATAACTTGGTTGGATTGAGGTTCTGTAAATATATTTTCTAACCATGAAATTACCTCATGAATATAAGAAGGCTCACTAGTATAAATCCCTTCATCATACAAATACATACTCACTGGATTTCTTTTTTCAGAAATAACTACGAAAGGAACGTATTCCCTCAATATCACGCTAGTTTTAAACTCTGAAATTCGTGGTTTTTTTAATTCAGGATCTTTTACATTCTTGAAATGTTCTATTTTCTTTCTTTCAAGAAAACCACGGATAGTTAATAATTGCTTCAATTGATTAGATTCAGTTATATCATGAGATAATGTTTCTTCAATTAATGCTTCAATAGCTTCATTTCGTTCATCGGTTTCTACATAGTCATCAGTGAATACTTCCATATTTGAAATAGAATCCAATGAAAGAACATTTTTATTATCATTCATCTGAAAATCATATTTCTTAGAAGGTGCTTTATATCCATCACCATTACTTTCTGTTATATTTTGAATAATGCTATTCATTCCATATGTTGAACTGCCAGTAGGACGATCCCACTTATCACGCATGAGAGCTGATTTTCGAAAAATACGGTCAATTTTTTTAACGTCATTATTCGTCCACCAGCGCAATATACTAATTAAGGCATAATCTGCATCAGATTGACTTGGAAAACTTGAAATATCTCCATGAGTAAACAACTTCATAAACTTCTCTCTTTGCTTAGATCCAATGATCTTTTGAATAATCTCCTCATCAGACAAGCCATTCCCAGCGTTTTCAATCACTTGTTGAACATTAACATTAGAAGTGTGTTTATCGCCTCTAGCAATGTATTTATTGTGTAAATAAGGCAATACATTGAGTTCCTCATCATCAGCTAACTGCTTACGTTCACTAATACGATTACCTGTAACTGTGAAGAAACGTTTTGTATCATACATTTCAAAGTTCCCTGTTTTACTTTTTCCTTCAGGCTTAGAACCTTTCATATAAATATGGATTCCATTCCCACTTGGAGAAACTTCTGCATAACTTTTGGTTGTTTCAATAAATTCAGCTACTGCATTTGTGTTTATATCTGTATCATCGCTTGAAAGATATTCTTGCAGTTCCTCATTTTTATTATCAATATCAATCCCGACAATTCCCGAGTTAGTAAACACAAACCCTATACCGTCAAACTGTTCAGGGTTTTTATTGAGAGCTTCTTCCACTGTTTCAAGGTCACTCCATGTATTAGGTTGTGTCGAATCAGCATTAATCCCGTTTGGTTGTTTAGGGATCTTTGTATATTGGATTTCCCCATTTTCATCAATGTCAATCTCATTATTTTTATTTCTTTTTTCTTCAAATGTCCACAATATCCAATGATCTAATTCAGCTAGGTCATCAGGAATATTCTCAAAATGTACGTTTTGTTTTGTTGCTGTTTCCATATGTTTATCTCCTCCTATCTATAACTCTTGAAATTTAGGAGGCAACCCCGTATAATGTAAATAGAGTTAAATACGGAATTGCTAATCGCCTAAATTCCACACGGTTCTTGTTCAAACCGCTTTGCTTATTGAAGTTTGCCCTTCGATAAGCTTTTTTTTATTTATCTTCTTTCATCTCTTGAGTAACTTCTGCTAGTTCGTTTAAACTGTCGTATATTGCTCCAATAAGCTCTTTACGTTCTTCTTCGGGTGTAACAAGGTGTGCCTTATTCTCACCATATTCAATAAAATAACCTTGGTCTGCATGGTGGGAAATTTCTAGCCCAAATAAGGCGCCGTCTATTTCTCCTAAAAGCGCATCAATCTTTTCAGTTGGTTTCATTTCGTCAAATGTGTTCATTATTGTTCTCCATCTCCTTTACTTCTTCTTGAAAGATTTTCCATTCCTTGTAGGCTGTTTTAAAACCTGGATAACTACACACGCCTATTACATACCCAACCAGTGCCATTAAATAGTAACCGTCCATATTTACCCCTCCTTATCTTGTTGAGAAACAACAACGCCCAACACTATTAGCGCCATAGACACAATGAAAATGATTCGAATCATTGGAAAGAGTAATAAAGCAGTGAGTGCAACAACTGTGCTTAATAGAGAAATCAATAATTTAAACATTATTTTGATCTCCTTCAATCATATATCCTTTTTCTATTAGTACTAATTCATCATCAGCGTTCAATAATGCAATGGCAATTTTTCCTAATTCATCAATAACATCTTGGTCTGTGTCACCATCATTTATTAAGTA